CGGTGCCACCCCATAACCAACGAGCCAGCGCGCCCGCTTCCTCATGACGAGCGTCATCTTGTTCTGCGTCCACCAGCCCACTGTGGCCTTGCGCTTCAGCCTGCTATTCTGCTCGTCCCTTTTCTTGCCAGGAGTGTCAGGCGGATACCACACATCGGGCCGCGTACTGGCGATTCTCATGCTCAGTTGGTCTAGGCCCTGCTGGATAAGGTTGGCCACACCAGACTTCTCGCTCTTATCCAGCTCAGGCAGCGGTATCGCCACGTCGCCCTTATAGATGTCCTTCAACTCTCTCATGGCCTCGAACGTAGGATGGTTCGCAGCCTTCCTGTACTTGTAGTTCTCTACAATGTCTCTAAAGTCAGGTCCCATTATGAGACTCGGTTCCGCTCATAGGCTGACTTGGCCTGGCGGCAAGCTGGACAAGTTTCCATCCCCGCCCGCCTCTCCTGCTGGTAGCCAGCGTATGTGCCATGCTGGATAACGCCCTTTGGGCTACGTGGGATCATGTCAGCCAATACGACAAGTGCTTCTACGGCTTTGGCACGCCGACGCTCCCCCAGCATGGGCAGCATGGCTTGAAGCAATCGCTGATTTGTGTCACACTTGCTGATGATCCACTGGTAACGCTGCTTGTAGTCATCTGGCGTGGGCTTAACATAGATTTTCCCCGCACCCACGAGGGTTTGACAGCGCTTCAGGATGTCCAGGTCAGTCATGATAATTTGAACCGAGACAGCACGGCGCTGCCCGTCATCCTTGACATAGATGCAGCCTTCGCCCTCGAACAGGCCGGTGAACCAGGCTAGTTCAACTTCGGTCATCCAACCTTGAGGCCTCTCTCGTTGTTCCTCATCCAGCTTGGACGCCAGAGGGAGGGACTCTTCTGAAAACGACCCGATACGCTCTGCCATTGGGCCTCCAGGAACCAACAGGCCATAACCTGATCCGTCCACTTTCCGGCCGGGTAATGCAGGTGCTGTTCAATAAAGGCTTGTAGATGATTATTACCGCCTTTACCCGGTAATCTTATTTTACCATCCCTAAAGAGCGGTGTCAAACTTTGGACACCTAGCTCAGGGTCTGATTTCATAAGCCCGGTTGTGTGCGGTATTAAGCTGATGCCTCTGGTACTAGCCCACTGCTGATAGTGCCTAGACTGTTGCAACCATCTCTGTGCCCCATTGATCTCCACAACGAGAGAGTGTATGCGAAGTCCCAGAGAACTGAAGCGTTGATACCAGGCTTCGAGAAGACCACTGAACGTAGCTGATTGGAAACTGTAGTCGAGGAACTCGGAGATGAGCAGGGGTCCATTGTACACATCAATCAAGTACCTCGTGTTACTGCCAGGAGTTAATGCCCAGAGCTGAACGGCCCAGTTATTAACTGCCGATGGGTCCACAGTGATAACCCCGGCCATTTGGTCGATGATCTGCGGCAATTCGCCTATTCCTCGGTGGCGGTCATAACAGCCGGGACGAATGATGCCGTCTTCGTCAGTGCCACCATCAAGCCAGAGCTGGCGCACCAGTGCCATGCTCTCGTCGATATCCTGCTGCTGATACAGGGTTAAGTAGCGGCCGTTTGAGGCACGCTTGACGGCGCCTTGGTCCTTCCACGACACTCTGACGGGATCGAGAAGGCATCCTTCCGGCCAGTATGGGGCGTCTACGCTATGCTGCTCCTGACACCGATCTTCGTCGTGTGCTCGGTAGATGATGTGGCTAAATTGTGGCGAGCCATCCTCAAATTTCAGGTCAAGAGAGAAGCGATAAAGGTCGGTAGGTGCCATGCGCTGACCTTGTAATACGAAGAGGCCACCGGGCTCCACACGCGTAATCGCCTCAGTCATGAACCATGCTTCAAGATCTTCCATAGCCTTGGGGGTCCGAAGGACGTGCCGATCAACCAGGTCGTCCCAGATGATGAAATCAAAGCGCCCGCCCAGAAAGGCGGAGTCGTACCCATACGCAGCAAAGCTTGGTTCCTTTTCAGAGTAATCCACTTCACCATGTTGGGCGATAACGAACTCATTGGCACGCCAGATATCACGTTGGAGCGGACGAAATCCACCGAAGTCCTTAATGAGAGTGCTCTGCGCATCTGGCGCAGTTGTTCGTCGCTGAAAGGTTCTGCGGAGTCTGCCGACATACTGCACCGCCTGGCGCTCGGTGTAGCTGCCAATCATAACCCGCAGGTTTCGGTTCCTGACGGCTAGCCAACATGGGATATCGTGCGTAAAGAGTGTGGACTTCCCTGATCCTGGTGGACAGTTGATTGTTACGTACTGCTTGTCCTTAGTCTCTTGTGTGAGAAGATCCTTGATCTGGTTGGCTGCGATCTCTTGCCAGGGCGTCGGTCGTCTACCGAAGTAGCGTGTGCGGAAGTAGCCGAAGTCTTCGAGGGCGTGCAGAGCTTCGTTGCTGAGTTGCTCAGGGGCTAGGGGCTCGTCGTCACCCTGTTCGTCATCCCTGAGGTGGACTGGGTACCCATGCTCAGCCCTTGCCTGCACCCAGTCTTGTACTTCACGTTCGAGGGCCGCGGCTTCCCGAAAGTGGATATGGAGGGAGCGTCTTGCCTCTGCTGGGGTGAGCCTCTCCTTAATGCGGAGAGTGAAGTACTGTTCACGGAAAGCGTCGATTGACGGCATACCGCACCAGATACTAGGGTGGTCGTCGCCAAAAGGAAAGCCCCCGGTCGGGCAACCAGGGGCTTTCACGACCATCGCCTGTTACTGGAGGCTAGGTGTGACTGATCCTACCACACCGGAGGCTGTCGCAAAACTCCGGGTCGTAACGCAATGCCCCCATTGTGACAACCAGTCCTTTAACGATCAGCTTTGCAAAACCTGCCAGGAAGAGGCTCCCTCGGTAGAGGTCGAGCCCGAGTCAAAACCAGTCTGGAACCCCCAGGCGCTCTACGGCTCCCTCGGGGAGATCGTGTGGGCGGTACTCCCCGACACTGAGGCGCATCCTGCGGGTGTGTATGGTGACCTGCTGGGCCGTTGTGGGTGTTCGTTCAACTCGGGCGTCTTTGTTGGGCCATATCCCCGCATCCCTCCACGTCCGTTTTTTAACCTTGTAGGTCCATCGGGTTATGGACGCAAGGGAACCTCGCACAAGGTTGGGGGGGTGCTGTGGGATGGTATAGGTGAGCTACGCCAGATCAATGGGTGGAGTTCGGGTGAGGGCTTCCTCGATATTATGCGAGACCAGAGGGAGGAAAAAGACGTCGGCTGGGCCAAAGACAAGCGCCATCTCTTCATCGAGGAGGAATGTGAGAAGGCCCAGGCTGTAATGTCTCGCTCAGGCTCTACTACGGGGGACATTATTAAGCAGTTGTATGACTACTCGTTACGTGTGGAGAATCCCAAAATCTCGCACACGGTGGTCACGCTACCACACGCAGTCTTCATATACGACGCTACTCCCCGCGCATGGTGTCGCTGGCCTGAGTCTGAGATTACTAACGGCTTTCTCAATCGCTTCTTGTGTTTATATGTCGAGGCCACCAAGGAGCTGCCGAGAGGGGGGAACTGGCTGAATGAAGATGTACTGAAACTCAAGCCAGGTCTTAAGACCTCGCTAGAGCGTGCTCGCACCCTTGGCGAGCTATCCAAGACCGATGCGGCAAATGTAGTCTTCGATGACTTCTACCACGAGCTTCGCATACGTCAGCTAGAGCGAGGTGACCATCCCCTCAATGAGCTATTAGCCCGTGCCTCGGATGCTGTCCTGCGTATTGCCCAGATCTCAGGTGCGATGATGGGCAGCAAGCAGATCCCGGCTGAGGCGGTTGAGGCTGCCATTCTGCTATGGCGCTACAGTCTGGAGAGCGTCGAGTGGCTATGGACTCAGCGTGAGTCCGTCACTGCCAAGAAGGCAGTTGACTGGCAGCAGACCAAGGCGGGTGCGGACAAGGTCGGGATTATGTTGGCGGCCTTAGCGAGTGCCGGGAGGGGGGGTCTTACTGTCACTGACCTTTACGAGAAGCTTCAAAAGAACACACCCTATGGCCAGATACGTCAGTTCTTGCAAGCCCTGAAGTCGCAAGAGCTGGTAGTAGACAGGGAGGTTAAGCCCCCCAAGGGTAGAGTGGTGATCCGTTGGTACCTGAAAGGACAAGAATAATGTGGCCAGGAGATGAAGAGGATGAGCAAGCCTACTGGGGAAATCCCCGAGCCTACGTGAAGCGTGATGCGCTCTTCTTCATGGAGCGCGCACTTCACTTGGTTCAAGGTCACGAAGAGGCGGCGCAGGTGTGGGCGACCCTTGCCCAAGCAGCAGCGACACGGCAACTGGCTCTTGCCACGGAGCGCAACGGGAGGCCGAAAGGGTGACCCACGTAACCCACGTACGTGGGTACCGTGCCTTGACGGCGTTTGCCGAGAGGCGCTCAAAACTCATAATATGAGTAAAAATTGTTATTGTTGTTGTTAAAAGCTCACTATTGCTCACTTTTTTCGTTCGAAAGTTCCCACGTCCCTGCGGGAGAGGCTACGTGGGTACGTGGGTACGTGGGGAACTTGTGACTACTCACCCAGCGTGTGTGTGAGGCGCCCACCGGCCACCGGGCCGGGCAAAACGGACACCTACGGCCGTCCGGGGGGTCAAGCTGAGGTAGAGGGTTAGGCCCAGACCCGGCACTTCTGCGAAGTGCGTAGTCACAGAGTGACGCTTCGATTGAAGCATCACGGCTCCCAGGGCTCTGAGCACAAGGAATATCCGTTTGTCCGAATGTAATTCTTGACAGGGCATCGACATAAGAGGATATTGGACATTGCAGTACACGTCAGCTACCCCGCCGGTCTGAGGCCCGGCCCCCATCCCTTCTCAGAGCAGCGGTAGCAGCCCTTGGGGCTCACGGAGCCCCTTGGGGTGCCACTGATCAGTGCCACCGAAACGGGCCGGTCATAAGGATCCGCCCAACCCTGAAAGGACAAGCAAGTGCAGAACACCGTAGAGAACATGGCCCGTCGGGCCGAGCAGGAGAAGCTGCTCGTTTCCGACCTCAAGGCTATGGCCAAGTCCACATCTAACCTCATCACGGTTGAGGAGAAGGTAGCCGAGCACCTTTGGGCCTACCGCCTCACGTTCACCGTCACCAGCAAGGGCAAGGAAATGCCCGACTACCACGGCCGTAGCGATGGCTACAAGGCCGGGTTCGACCGCATTAAGACTAAGGCTGGTCTGGTCATCCTCGAAGCCACGACGCCGTTCGAGGCGGAAGCCATCCGCCTCGCCAACGACCGCATCGACAACGCCGTGCGGAAGCAGGTTCGTCGGATTGCTGACAAGGAACTTTCCCTGTCAGAGTTGCTGGCTGCTGGCTTCAAGCGGAGCAAGGCCCTTCCCGCCGACCAGAAGATTCCGGCGAGCCAGGACACCGGCGCCCGCACTACCAAGCGGATGCCCATCGACACCGTGCTCGAAGCTGCGATCAACGGGCTCAAAGAGGCGGCCACTCGGCCGTCTGACATCCGGGACCTGAGCATTGAACAGCGGCAAGACCTGCTCGATGCACTGGTCAACGCCGCTGGCATCGTGGCACGAGTCCTCAAGCCCACTCGGGCCGAGGTCGCTGCCGCCGTCCCTTCCCCTGAGAAGGCTGAGTTGGTCTCGGCCTAGCACCATCGTCTGATCGTCCGCTCGTCCCCTTGGCCCGGTGCATCCAGCCCGGGCTGAGGGGCGAGTCAAACGTTTGACCGGGGTATGTGCCCCGGACGGCGGAGCACGGGCGAGGGACGAGGGTCCCTTCGCACACATCTATCACTGCGTACTCAGTGCATAATAGTAGGGGTGGCCCCGTAGGACCACCCCTCTTGCTACGGCAGCAAAGCTGCCTGCTACGCAACTTCTTTTTGTCTTCCTGTCTCGACCATCCAGTTCAAGACCCTCCCCATGACTGACTCTGCCATTTGCCCATTCTTGAACCGTTCATCTTCTGTCTCATCGTTGTCCCATTGCACAATGCCAGATCGTATTACCGAACGTAAAGCCTCCAACTCACTGGTATTGAGTGTTATTTCGGGAATGTGTACACGGCGCTTAGCCATGATGTCCTCCTCTGGAATTACGATAATAGGGTCATCTAGGTCAATCAGGGGCGGTGGATCTTTTCCATTGCCAGGCAAAGACTCTCCTTTCACGGAAGGGCGGGTTGGGCATGGGCTACGGCAGTGGTCATGGCCTCGGTTGCAGCGAGATCAGGTTGGGTGTCGCAGGCAGTAGGGCTGCGACAGCAGGATGGCAGCGGTAGCGTTGGGGCTGTGGGTTTCGTTTCCACCATGACAGCTGCGGTATCGATATGGGTGTCGTTGGTATCTTGGCTAGGGTGCGGGTCTGCTGTGGGTGTCGATTCTCTTCTGGCAAACGCAGCGGGTTGGGAATGGGCGACGGGACTTCGTTGGCTGCGCTGATGGCTTGGGTTGCGGATCTGATTTGGCAGCGGTTTCCGCATGGGTTACGGTCGTAGTTTGGCAGCGGTTCATTGCTCTGTTTCTCCGTCGATCAGTCGCACCGGTCCACCCTCCAGGCCATCATCGCCACGCTGGCGATGAACAGGGGCAGTGCGAGCCAGTAGAAGAGGTTCGGCCCGACGATGAAAACCGACCCGACCGTGATCAGCAGGACCGGAAACAGAACCCATCGGAGGAACTCCCAGCCGGTCATTCCTGTGCCTCCTGGCCGTCGGACTGTTCGGCCTCCCAGGCATCCCGGTCAACGTGGAACTCGGCCCAGTCGCCGGTCTTCCTGAAGCGCCGCAGGTTGTCGTCGTAGAACTTCTGGGCCTCGGTGCCGTGGTGGTAGCACTTGGGTTCAGTCGTTGTCCTGCCCCAAGCTGGCCCCATGTTGACGCCGTAGATGCGGGTGCCCGGCCCGATGCGGTGGGCGCAGATGCACGGCCTCTTGGGGTCCGGGTAGAGCCACGCCATGTGGGCTTCGAGGCTCCCCGCCTCTGCTTCTAAATCGGCGTTCTGTTCGCTCACGGTGCCTCGCTTCCCGAGGGTTGTGACACAATCCACATGTCACGAAGGATCTCCTTGGACACCTTCCGGAGTGCAGCAGCATGCTGATGTGCAGGCGACCAGGGCTCTCCTTCTTTTGCGGGTTTGCCTTTGGGTCCACAAGCAGGACAGGGTGTACGGTGCAAACGAGCGGAATAGACCTCCCGGGCCTTGTCGTAATGTTCCCGGTAGGGGCCTCTGTTCACCTTGACGCAGGACTGGGCTAGCAGGAACAGGACTGACTTGGCAAGAGGGATACCACAGGCCATTGCTTCCTCTACGGTTTGTCCTTTCCGACGTTTACGGTCTGGATCACCAACTCCACAGTACGACCAGAGTTGAGAGATCGACCGATCATAAGGTTCGTCTCCAACCAGCCTTCGGTTCTCCTTACCGACACCTTCCCAGTGGTAAGGAGTAGCACGGCGGGGGTCACCAATAATGCCCAAGAGGCGGGCGAGAAGGTGCTCCCCAATACCGGGGGAAGATTTCTGCCAGGCTCGGATAGTAGGAGAAACAATCTTACGGTATGCCCGCACCAGTTCAAGTCCAACTTCGTGCTCCGTCTTCTCAAGAGAACTGATGTGCCCTGCGTACAAGTCTGTGTGCACCCCGCCTCTCTCGGAGCGATTGCTGGCGGCGATCCGGGCCTGCATAGCGTCCTGGTACATCTCGCACCAGATGCGTAGTTCGAGGTAAGGAGACGGGATTGTGCTGGGCAGCGCAGGCTGTATGGTCTCCTCGGACGTGGCTACATTGGGTTCCGCAAGCTGTATGGTCCTTCGTTTTTGCGGTTCATGCTTGGGTTGCGGTGGACGTTTGGCAGGTTGCGGATCTACCGTGGGCTTCGTGACTGGTTTGGCAACGGACGCTGCTACCTTGGGCTTCGCGGCCCTCGTGGTCCGCTTCGTGGGCGCGTCTTGATTGGGTTTCGAATCTTCTTTGACCACCGTGACTCCTTTAGGGATAAGGCGCGGCGAGTATGGGTTACGCTTAGGATCTGGCCGAATGGAGTGGGCAGACACGGTATGGGTTTCGTCTGTACTATGGCAAAGAATGGGCGGCACCCGTCTGGGTTTCGTTTTTGGCATGGCCTTTAAATGTTGGGCGCCCTCGATATGGGTTTCGCTTCAAGAATGGCCCTGGATGAACTAGCTTGCTCTCTTGGTGCGCCGCCGCTTACCGTGGATCTCCCCGAGGTTCTTCACCCCGGCCTTCTTGATCTCGATGATTGCTCGCTGGTGGCGCTCCTGTGTGTCGATCAAGCCAGCTACCTTGCTCTGTAAATAGGCGATACGGGCCTCATGGTGTTCGATGCTGGCTTCTGCCCAGGTCACAAATCCCACCCCCGGTACGAAGAACTTTTCGGCTAGGAAGGCCAAGCGGTCGGCAGCCGGATCTGCTCCTGGTTTAGCGTCAAGGATGCTGCTTCGCTCTGCCGTGAGGGCGAGCATCCTCAGTCGGTTCCGTATCGCTGCTCGCAGGGCTGGTAGGACGATCTCCTGTAGTAGTTCCGGGTCGCTGAGGATCTCCTCGAAGATGGCAACGGCCAGAAGTTCTGGGTCGCCGTCAAGTGAGTCCACATGCTCTTCGATGAGTTCGTGAAGTCCCATGTCACCCAACTTCCTGTGGTGCCAGATGGTCTGGCATGTTGACGAGGTCCAGTTCGATCTGGCGGGAGAGATCCGTCAGCCTGGTGCTGGTCTCGGCCAGAATGTGCATCACGCGGTCTGCTGGTAATTTACGAGCGAGTCTGATGGTGCCCAGCAGCATTGATCGGATGATGGCGTCCGGGTGGAGTTCGTGCTGTAGGTGGTCGGCAATGATGACTCGCACGGCGTTCTCGAACGCCAGCTTGGTTGCGCAGCCAGAGCCAACAGTGAAGTTCGACAGGTAGTAGTCCACTTGGCTTTCGAACGAGTCGCCGTGCTCGTGGTCGTCGTCGGCGTAGTTGTCGTGCCTGTGGTCGTTAGGATCGTGTTCGTGATCCAGATCGGCGTAGCTGAAGTTGTATTCGATGAAGTCTCGTAGGGCTTGTTCCAGGTCAGCCATCGGTATCCTTTCGGGATTGGTCCCTGGGCCGGGACCTGCCGTGGGGACAAGCCCCGACCCAGGGAATCTGTCAAATGTCGAGAATGTGCTCCGTCCACAACTCGTCGAGCGCTCGCCAAACGATGGTGGTGCTGTTCTCCGCCGGGTCGGTCGGGAAGTCAAACCCGTATTCCGAGCCTGCTCCGTCTTCCCACAGGCCGAGGTTGTCCTTGCCTCTGGCGTAGTCGCCGTAGAGCTGGCCCAGGACGCAGCAACTGGACGAAGCCAGGTTCAGGATTCCGAGGTTGATTTGCCGTCGCCATTCAGGAAACTGCTCGTCCAGCAGATAGGCCCCCTTCTTGACTGCTAGGGCCAACTGCTGCTTCATCATGGCGATGGCTTCAGGCTCCGGGTTGCATTGCGGGCAGTCGCAGGGCTCGTCGTCGTCATAGATCGTCATGTGATCGTCCTTTCGGATTAGAAGGGGCCGGGGCCGTCGTCGTATTCGCAGGGCTCGTTGTCTTCCTCGGGAGCATCGTCGATGATCTCGTCTGGATCCACGTCCAGCAGCCCCTTCACGAAGAGACGCATGTCCTCGAACGAGGTGCGACTGCTGTCGTTGTACTCGATCACTCGGTTGTATCTTTGGTCGGTTGTGCGTTGGGTGTAGAGGTTCAGGAAGCCTTCGAACTCGTCATAGAGCGAAACGAGGGACAGGTCGTACAGGGCTCGTTCCAGACAGCCCACGGCACACCATCTCACGGCAAAGCTCGAAGTGACTTCGACACTGTCGCCGTCCTCCTCCCTAGCGGTGGTACCCGTCGTCCAACGCTCCGCAGACTCCCAGATGTCCAGCATCCGTTCGGCGACCAGGCTGACAATGGGCTTGCTGAGACTCATGATGTTTCGTCTCCTTTAGGGAAATTGAGGTGAGCATATGGCCCGTGAAGTTCATAGGCAGCTTGGTCGTATCTGCGTGCTGCCTCTTCTTCTGAATCGAACAGTCCAAGGTAGTGGTTGGTTTGTCCGGACGTAATCATTACTTGCCATTTGTTGCAGTCGGCGTTCCAGACCACTCCCTTGAAGTGACCCTTGGCACCTGTTCGTTTGCGGCGGTTAGCTGAACTTTGACTGGGGTTAACCCAGCGGAGGTTAGCTCGTCGGTTGTCGAGGCCGTTTAGGTTGATATGGTCTATGAAGTGCCTCCCGGCAGGTGCGGTTCCCATGATGATTCTGTGCATTAACTGTCCACGACTGTTTAGTGCATAGGTGACTCGACCCTTGAGTTGTGCTCGCCAGAAGTAGTCTTTGACAAGACCAATATCACAAGAATCGATAATTGCGTATTGTCCTCCCGTCAGTTCGATGAGAGCGACTTCGCCGTCTATGATCGGAGTCGGTGGAAATCGCCGACGAGGGCTATAGGGCCTCACCTGATGCCACCTTCCCAGAGATAGGGATGACGTTGACCGACCGAGGCCGTTCGGTTACCTTCAGGTAGGGCTTGACTTCGGTGAACTCCTTGCAGGGTTCAAGGTCGTAGGCGGCCAGTTCCCCCGACGTGATCATTGCTTCGAGGATCTGCTTGTTGACCGCTTCCGTCTTCACCCTGTTCCAGAGACGAACCGGCAGCAGCGCCTTCACCGACGAGGCCACCCATGCATAGCGAGTGGGTGCGACCTTGGTCAGTTCGGCGTTGTCGCCATTGCCCATGTCCACGATGAACTTCCCATCGGGCATGAGCGACATGAGCTTGGCCTGCAACTCCTTTGCCCTGGCGTCGGCGTCTGCCATTTCACGCCGAGCCAGGACGAAGTCACGAGCCAGTTGGTCGAGGTTGATCGTGCGCTTAGTACTCATCGGCTTGCCTGCTGTGCGCCATGGCGATGTATGAATCCAGCAGCCAGGCACCTTCCGGCTGACGAACGATGTCTCGTCCATCCCAGCCGAAGGTGGCTGCGATGCCGTGTTGCTCCGCCGTGATCGGCCAGCAGTTGACAGCGTGGTTGCTGCCAAGCTCGCCGGTCGGCTCGATGATGCTGAACCAGCGGCCGAACAGGTAGCCCCGCTTGAGGGCGTTCCTGCTCATCCTGACCGTCGCTTCAGCCTCCTCTTGCGAGGCGCCTGCGTGAAGCTCGCCGAGGAGGAGTTCCTCTTCAGTGAAGACGTAGCCGAAGATTACGCATTCGTCTGTTGGCATCATGGCATAGGAACCCCACGTTAACGCCCGTTGTTCCTCTGACATAGCGGCGAGAGCGGTATCTCCGCTCTCCTTGATGTACTTCTGCATGTCTTCTAGGGATGAGAAACTTAAGAATGACACTGTGCCTCCTTTCTAGAGAACGAAGCCAAGTTCTGCGGCAAAGTTGGGATCCATGTCATTCCACTCGACAAGAACGATTGCACACATCTCGATAGGTTCGAGTCCAGACTCCCAGTTGTCGTAGTAGGGAGCGTCGGCCAAATCGCTAGTGCCAAGACCGACCTTGGCGATAAGCAGTTGATCAATCTCCTTCATCCACTCCTCGAAACTCATCTGATTTTCACCTCCTTTCCCTATTCCCCATCATACCTATATTGTATCACCTCCCCAAACCTTAGTCAAATTCCTGAGTTAGGCCATATTAGAAATTCTGATAGCGAGATTTCCAGAATATCTGGGGCCTTGACGGTGGAATTCGGGCGCTGTAGGGTCACGCTGATGCGTGAGCTAGCCAGATGCGTGCTCGCAGGGCCGTCTGGAGTGGCCGCAGGGGTGACCCGCCTTCGAGGGTCCCAGCCGGGGATCGGCCTTCATATCCCGCCGTGCCCGACCGGCGGCGTAGCGCAAGGGGTGGCGCAGAGTGCCTGACGAAGATGACGACAACGAACCCGAGGGGATCTCGCTGAGTCGTGACGATCTTCGGCAGTTGAGGGAAAAGGCTCGCGTTGCCGATGAAGCCCAGACAAAACTGGCTGAGTTGGAGCGCAAGGTGCTGTTTGGCGAGGCTGGTATCAACTTGTCAGATAAGGCCGGTCAGTACTTCGTCAAGGGGTACGAAGGCGAGATGACGGTTGATGCCATTAAGGCTGAGGCTGAAGAGATGGGTCTCTTCAAGAAGGTAGAACAGCAACGTCAGCAAGTTCCTCAGCAAGAACTAGCCCAGCATCAGCAGATGAGCCGTACCGCCGCAGGCGGGGGTGATCCGTCAACTGAGGACTATGCCGCGCTCATTGCGTCGGCAAGCTCTGCTGAAGAGGTTATGCAGATAGCGACTCGCTTCGGGGTTCCTACGACTTACAATCGTTCGGAATAACCTGAAGGAGTGACATAGATGGCGGATGCCATTACCACTACGGCCTCGGTCTCATATGACCAGACCGCTTATGACCGGATGGCATACTTCAGCCTCCGGCCTGAACTGTACTTCGACGCCGTAGCGGATGTGCAGCCAACCCGCCAGGCTATGCCCGGTAGCGCTGTCGTCTTCTCGGTACAGACTGACCTTGCTGTTGCTAGCACGACCATCAACGAGTCAGTTGACGTTGATGCTGTTGCGCTCAGCAACTCTCAGGTGACACTTACCCTCGCTGAGTACGGCAACGCTGTCTCTACGAGCGCCAAGCTTCGCGGCACCAGCTTCGTTGAGCTTGACCCCATCGTCTCGAATGTCCTGGGCTACAACGCTGGGATCTCCATTGACACGATTGCTCGGGACATCCTGAAGGCTGGCACGAATGTGCGTTATGCCGGTCAGGGTACCGCCCGCAATACGGTTATTCCTACCGACACGCTTGCTGCCAACAACGTGCGGCGTGCTCTGGCCGACCTTCGTGGCGCCAATGTTGCCACTGTCGGCGGCATGTACGTGGCGTTCATCCACCCCGACGTGTCTTATGACCTGAGGGGGCAGACTGGTGCTGCGTCCTGGCGTGACCCGCACACCTACAGCCAGCCGGGTGAAATCTGGAACGGTGAAATCGGGTCCTTTGAAGGTTTCCGGTTCATCGAAACGCCTCGTGCTCCCGTCTTTGCTGACGCTGGATCTTCAACCACACTGACCGACGTTTACCGAACGATCTTCCTCGGCCGTCAGGGTCTGGCTAAGGCGTTCAGCGTTACCGACGGCAATGGCCCTTATCCTCGAGTAATTGTGTCCCCTATCGTCGACAAGATGCGCCGCTTTGTGCCCATGGCGTGGTACTGGCTCGGTGCCTACGGCATCTTCCGTCAGGAAGCTGTGCGGGCGTTCGAGTCCGCCAGCTCTATCGGGACGAACGCCTAATGGCGGCCGCAGTAGCAGTTAACGTAACCAGTGCCAGGACGGCGGGCACTATTGCCATCACTGGAGCTACTGCGTCCACGACGTACGTCATCGAGATCACGGATCCGTCCGGGCCGGTCTCTTATCGAGAAGCAACCACAGACGGTTCCGGGGCAGCGACTGTGCCCTACGTGCCGATGACGCACGGATCTGTGTCGGTCGCTATTCGTCCCAAGGCTGAGCGGACAGGTACTACGACCGCTGTGGCCACTGGCTCGGGAACTGTGACGAGGTTCAACTAGGAGGGATATGAGTAAGCTTGGCGATGACATGGGGAATGAGGGCGATTGGTTTGCTCCTCCGGGCAATCCCGACAAGGGAATGCTGGGCGGCGACAATCGTCACGACCTTGGCCTTCATGCAGTCGAAGGCAACCCCAGTGTCGGCGCAGTCATGGACAATGACTATGGGCGACAGGGGGACAAGCCCCTCTTTAAGGTAGAGGGTGCTCCTGATCGCCACAGCGTGAAGTCAATGTTCCGAGGCAGCGATGCACTCGGAATGGATGGAAGAGACAACGGAACCTGATATGCCTTTCAAGTCGGAGGCCCAGCGTAAGTACATGCACGCTAAGCATCCCGAGATTGCGAAGGAGTTCGAGTCCAAGACTCCCAAGGGGAAGAAGTTGCCCCCGAAGGTGAGGAAGAAGAAGTGACCGATATCAAGCTGACGAAGGTTCCCCAGGGGCAGCATGTCATCGCCCCGAATGGGGACAAGAAGGCAGAGCCTTGCGACGCCTACGGCACCTTCGTAGAGGGGACCATTCCTGGCGAGCGGGGCTCTGCTGCCCACAACTGCTCGGATCAGATTAAGAACGAGCAGGCGGAGGCTCGGTATGACTGACAATACGGGGCCTCGTAGCTCAGCCAATATGATCGATTGTGACTTCTCTACCTGTAATCTCATGGATGAGATTGACGGTGATGGTTGGCTTCCAACCACGAAACCCGAAGGAAGTAGTGACCTTAATAAGTTGCACACCGTTGGGGGTCGTGGCATGGAGTTGAGGGACCTTCGTACTCGTGGTCGGGTCGACACTGGAGACGACTAATTCCTACCTTTCAGCCGCCGACGATAGACGATGTCCCTCGGGTTTTGGATGGTCCTTATCCCTGGCCCGAGGGACCTGTCGAATATCGACTGTTCTCGCACTACAAGAACTTTGCACGAGGTCGTACTATCATCATCAAGACTGACGGTACGTGTGTGGGTCCTATCGACAACCCGGTCCAGATGGTGTCGCAGGACAATGAAGTAATGTCTGTGTTTGTTGAGCAGGGGCTTCAGGAGATCCCGTACACGGATATCCGTAGGGTGTTTCTCGGTGGACACATCTACGAGATCGATGAGGATGAGGCCGCCCAGTTAACAGCGTGCGGGTTCGGTGCTGGGATCTCATATGAGACCTGGGGGTCGTTGGAAACTAGGACATGGGAGTCGCTCGATACCTGGGAGAGCCCTTAATGGCGACAACGACTACACACTATGGATTACGCAAGCCCGATCCCAGCGACTTCGTTGATGTTGAAACAGATATCAATGAAAGCATGGACACGCTCGATGCGGCAGTGTACGCCAAGGCTGATTCGTCTGCGGTAGCCGGTAAAGCGGACCTCGTTCATACTCACGCCGAGAGCGATGTCACTAATCTGACGACAGATTTAGCGGGCAAAGCAGCTTCGGTCCATACTCACGCCGAGAGCGATGTCACTAATCTCACCACCGACCTTGCTGGCAAGGCGGCGAGTGTCCACACGCACGCTGAGAGCGATATTACTAATCTCACTACTGACTTGGCAGCTAAGGCGAGTCTTGTTGGTGGTCTTGTCCCTACAGCCCAATTGGGCAGCGGGTCTGCTACGTCGTCCACCTTTCTTCGTGGCGACCAGTCATGGCAGACGGTGTCGGCCGGGGCCAGCATCGATGGGGCCGGTACTGGGGCGGTGGCCGCTGCCCACTCGGGCGATACGGTCACGGCCAGTGGCACCCGGTCTATTGCTATCGGCCGAACGGCACTCGCTGGCAATAACGACAACATGGCTCTCGGCGCCTTTTCTCAGGCCAACAACAATGGCAATGCCATCGCTATTGGTTGTGGTGACACGACTACATCGGCTCCGTCCGCAGCAGGCTATGGTGCCATCGCTATCGGAGGGTCGAGTGCCACGGCTTTGGCGGGGGCCAGAGCGGCGGGGAATAACGGCATTGCGATTGGGGCTGGGGATGGAGGCAGTAGCCCTGGAGCGAGTGCGGCTGGTCTAGAGGCTGTTGCTATCGGCTTGCAGGCTTCTGGATCAGCGAGTGACACTATTGCTATCGGCCGGTCGGCTACATGCTCGGCTGCTGATGCCATCGGCATTGGCCGCATAGCGGTTGCTTCTATCGCTCAGGCCATCGCTATCGGCCTCAACGCTCAGGCTACGACTGGTGCAGAGACAATTGCCATCGGTGGTGGCACCAACACCACCGCCGCGCCGCTGGCTAACGCTCAGGGTGCTATCGCCATCGGGGCGTCGGATGAATCCACAACCGCTGGGGCAAGAGCATCGAACACCAGCGCGATCGCTATCGGCTCTGGCACATCCACCGCCGGAGTCGTAGGAGCATCGTCAGCCGGATTGGCTTCTGTGGCCATAGGTCGGGCTTCATCGGCGGGAGCAAACTATTCCGTCGCTTTAGGCGCCAGGACCAATGCATCAATCGGTACTGAGACCGTCTCCATCGGGGGCGGATCGAGTGCGACGGCGGCCGCGTCCGCCACGGCCCAAGGAGCCGTCGCCATCGGCGGAAGTAGCACCGCGACAGGCGCCAGGGCTTCCGGGGCCAACAGCGTCGCTATCGGCTCTGGTGATGCCACGACGGCTGGAGCGTCAGCCTCCGCCAGCTACGGCGTTGCTCTCGGTTACAACACCGTGGCGTCGGCGACAGGCACCGTCGCCGTCGGTCAGGCCGCCTCGGCCTCATCTACTCAAGGGGTAGCCGTAGGGGCACTCGCCACAGCCTCCCACTTCTACACCGTGGCGGTCGGCGTCAACGCCAGGGCCACCACTGCTCAGAACACCATCGCCATCGGCGGGGGACAGACCACAACGTCCAGCCCCTTCGCCACCGGTTCGGCTGCCATCGCCATCGGCGCGAACGACGACAATGCCGTCAACGGGGCCAGGGCGTCAGGGGCGCAGTCCGTCGCCATCGGCGGTGGCACCACTGCGAATGCCGCAGCGTCGGCCACCGCCGCCCAGGCCATCGCCATCGGTCAAAAGGCGTCGGCCACCCACGCCACCGCCGTAGCGCTCGGCGCCGGGGCCACCACAACCGCCGCCAACCAGATCCGCCTCGGCACCTCCAGCGAGGACGTGAACATCCCCGGCACGTTGACCCTGTCCGGCGGGGCGGTCACGCCGGGAGCGTGGTCAACATGGTCACCGACTTGGACAAACCTAACCGTGGGTAACGGCACGGTCACAGCGAAATACGCCAGGATTGGCAAGACAATTGATTGGCACGTCAAGGTCGTGTTTGGCACCACCAGTTCGATGGGCACTACGCCTTCGTTCACGCTGCCCGTTGCGCCGCATGCCGATTACGTCAACGGCACTGATCTTATGGGTCAGTGCGGTTGTCACGACAGCGGCACGGCCGACTTCAGCGGCATTGTTCGCATGTCCACCGGCAGCATTGTGCTTCCCCTGGTTACCGACGTTAGCGGTACTTATGCTGGAGAAACTGGGCTGACTTCAGCGGTGCCAATGACTTGGACTACTGGCGACGCTCTTGTGGCATCCGGTACCTACGAGGCCGCTTGATGACACCCGCCCAGGCTCGTGCCTTGCTCGCCCTGATCGCCGACCTGTATCTCGTGGCGAGCCAGAAGGAGGTGAGCAATGTCCCCAGTGCCGTTGAAAATGGAAGTCAAGGTCAGGGAGTCGACACCGATCTCGTCTCCACCGGAGCCAGAACCGGAACCGGACACAAGGCTGTCCGAGGTTCTTGATGCACTGAGGAGCCTGCCTTCCCCTGCGGTCGTGGTTGAGCCGCCAGACCTATCAGCTATCGTGACGGCTGTCACTAGTCTGAAGCCTGGGCCGACTGCTGCTGAGATTGCTGCCGCTATCGCTGATGTCCTGCGGCCCGGTGTGAGTGAGGACTCAACTGCTCCCCTTCGGGAGGTAGCGGAAGCTCTCAAGACGCTCGACTTCCGCATGAAGGGAATGGGCAGGCAAGCATATGGTGGTGGTGCGGTCGATCTCACCCAGTCAGCCATTCAGCAGCTAGCGGCTGCGATTGGTAGTGGGAGCGGGCCTGGACCTGGTGCTACAGATGTCACGGTCCACGACCCGACTGCGACTACACAAAAGCTTGCTATCGATAGTGATGGCCACATTGGTGTCAGCAACTTCCCTGCTACCCAGCCGGTCAGTGGCAGTGTGTCAGTGTCAAACCTCCCTGCTACGCAACCAGTATCGGGAACGTTCTGGCAAGCGACACAGCCGGTGAGCGGTACTGTTACTGTCGCTAATCCAACGACGAACCCAGAGACGGGCTTAGCGAAGGATGCCACGCTGACGGGTGGCACAACAAAGGCGATCAATCGAGGTGGAGCGAAGGGTTCTACGACTGCTGCTGACGTAACGTCTGAGAACGTTGACGCTAACACGCAGGCTCTGCATGTCAACTTGAAGGGAACGCAGGCATCGGTCCCTGTTACGGGTACATTCTGGCAAGCAACCCAGCCAGTATCGGGAACCTTCTGGCAGGCTACACAACCCGTTTCCGGTACAGTCACAGCGAACGCAGGAACAGGACCGTTCCCAGTATCGGACAATGCGGGCAGTTTGACTATTGATGCTCCGGTTGGCACTCCTGCCTTTGTGCGCCTATCTGACGGTTCGGCAGCCATCACGAACCTGGCAGTCAATAAGACTCAGTTGGCAGGTAATGCTATTGCTGTCGATAGCGGCACCTCCAGTACGGGCACCCAGCGAGTGATCCTCGCTGGACCTGCATCTGCCAACATTCTCGTTGGTCACCAGGCTTTCACTGCAACGACCGGTGCTACAACTATTATCACGATCCCATCCAACCGAACGTGGGTGGGACAGATCACAGTGACGTGTGATGTAGCGAACGTCGCTGCCGGTACGGCAGTAGGCCAGGCCCTGGGCGTAATCACGACAACTGGTGCGAACACCGTGCCTGCTGCTGGCACTGTGTTCTCGGTCGAGGCACGCATCGGTGCTGGGGCTACAGGTGGAACGGTTGGCTCGGCGGGGCACAATACGGGAACGATCAACATGGTGGTGGCTACTGGGGCAGCGACAGGCACACTGGCTCTGACATCTACTCAGGCTGGTACAAACAGTCGCGTTGCTGCCACCGCATCTGGAGTTCTCATATGAAACTGAACCTTGGTGGTGGTGATGACAGAAGGGAGGGATACATAAATGTGGACCTCCGACAGGACTGCGCTGATGTGCTGGCTGATGTGCAGAACCTGCCATTTAGCAGCAACAGTGCGAGTGACATCCTCGCTCTGGACATACTTGAACACCTACCACCCTCATCTACCATGTCCGTTTTGCGCCACTGGTACAGTATTCTTGAGCCTGGAGGTGAGCTTACCCTCCGGGTTCCAAACATGTACCAACTGAGTCGAGCCCTTGCTCGCTATTACGAGAATGTTCAGCATGACGTAGTCGAGATGCTGATTATGAACATATATGGTGGTCAGCGATGGGGCACGGATGGTGAATGGGACCGTCACTATTGGGGGTGGACTCCAGTCGGCCTGGCAACTATCGTGAAAGAAACGGGGTTCACTGTTACTCATTGTGATGAGGCACTGAATATGACCATGATGGCGATTAAGCCATGAGCATTGATCGAGAGAAGCTGCTGAGCATAGGCGTTGTTAAGCGCCAAATGGATGCCGAGCAGAAGACCTTGGACAAGGACAGGGCAGCCTACAAGCGTCTCCGTAGGGACGGCATGCAGCCTCCCCGCATTGACGGCTGTGCCCATCTGGAGAAGGAAGCCGTGACCACCCTGGAGGTGCAGACCGGTGTCGTCATGGCGAACCTCTCGACTAAAGAGCGCAGGCAGATGGCTGAGCGACTCGCCGAAGTGGAGTTCACTCCCCGATGAAACTGAACTTCCAGTATGTGCATAGTGAGAGTATGGGGTATGGGCGGCTCGGGACTGCTCTGGCTCGTGAGTTGCCTAAGCATGGCGTGGATATCTACGACTACCTGCCCGAGCCGGATCGGCTGAAGCAGCCTGCTTGGGACCATCTGGGCCTAGTCAATGTCGGCGACCGGGAGGGCATCTGCCCGGCGATCATCTGGGTCTCAGTACCTACGCACGCTCAGGGCTGGTACAAGGGACAAGTTCCCTTTATCTTCACGATGTGGGAGGCGCGCCGTCTGCCGCCGTCCTTCAGGGAGACGCTTCATGAGTTTGAAGCCATTGTGGTGCCAAGCTGGCAAAATGTCGAGCTGTTCTCCGAATACCACGGCAAGGTGCATTTCGTGCCCCTGGGGGTCGACCCCAATACCTGGCACTACGTACCTCGCAAGCCCCCCGGCACCTTCTTCAACTTTCTCATTGCCGGTTCGGGTCCCCGCAAGGGCACCGACCTTGCCTACAAAGCCTTCCGACGAGTGTTCCCTGACCGTAGCTCCTGGGGAGATGGGCCTATACCTCAGCTAATCATGAAGAACCCCAGGGGGGAGGCTTTCCATGGGGAACGAATACAGGTGGTGGCAGGCAGACTTTCCGGAGAAGCCGAGGTTGCGCTCTACGAAGACGCTCACTGTTACCTTCAGCCTTCCAGGGGTGAAGGTTTCGGACTCCAGCCGATACAGGCTATGGCTCAAGGCTGTCCGACTATTCTCACAAATGCTCATGGGCACGAGTCCTTCGCACATCTCGGTTACGGAATCAGTTCCACCCCAAGTCAGTCTGCATACTTTATATATGGCGACGCCGGAGACTGGTGGGAGCCAGATCTTGATGAACTCTGCGACAGGATGCGCTACGTCTACGACAACTACGATGCAGCACAAGAGATGGCCCGTGCCTCCGCAGAAGAAATCTCAAAGAACTGGACGTGGTCGCAGACTGCGGAGCGCCTGATCGATGCTCTTGGGCGGGACCTCCTCGCCAGTGAGTGCGAGAACTTTGAGTGGTATAAGCCGACGTTGCAGAAGTTCCGAGTCATCACCAATAGGGACTGGTCGTGTGATGTGGCTGGTGCACAGTATCAGTTCCTCAGAGGCGAGCCTCAGTGGACCGTGGCTGATGTCAAGCGCATCCTCTTCGAGGCCAACCTACTTGACCCTGAGTGCCTAGAAGGACCAGACCTCGGCCTTCTGCCTGAGCAGCTTGAGCGTCTGCCTGAGTACATGGAACGTCATAATCACTGTCAACTTTGTGGTCAGGAACTGAACAGTAGGCCGACAAGGGCGGACAAGTATGCCAACGCTAGCCAGTGACCTGATCGAGAGTACTCGCCATCATCTTCTAACCGGACAGCCAGAGAAGCTGAATAAGCTCAGCGGCTCGCTGACGAACAGTGCTACGACCTTCGCTCTTGCTTATGATGTGGCGGGACTCCAGGCTGGCACAATTGTAGCTATCGACCTGGAGGAGATCTTTGTCTTCTCGGTTGATAGCACATCGAAGACAGTGACTGACTGTATTCGTGGCTACAACGGTTCGACGGCAGCCACTCACTCTAGCGGCGCCATTGTCACCGTACAGCCCAAGTTCTCCAAGTTCCGAATCCTTGAAGCGATCAATGATGACCTGAAGGATCTGTCGTCTCCGCTCAATGGGCTTTATCAACTGAAGACTGTGGACCTGACCTTCAACCCCGTCACGTTCGGCTATGATCTCGCGGGCGCTACTGGCATGATCGGCATTCAAGAGGTGCGGTTCCGTACACCAGGCCCACAGAAGACATGGCCGAAGATTGATAGCTGGCAGCTACTTCGTAATGCCACGAGTAGTGGGGACTTCGGGGACTTCCCGTCTGGGTTTGCTCTCGTTGTGTATGAGTCGGCTCAGCCTGGCTACCCGGTTCATGTCGTCTATCGTGCGCCCTATGTGCCGCTGGTCAATCTGACAGACAACGTGCTGACTGTCACTGGCCTGGTCGACACCATGTTGGATCTGCCGCCCATCGGCGCAGCTATTCGCCTCGTTGCTGGACGAGAGATCAAGCGCAACTTCGATGAAGCGCAAGGCGAGCCTCGACGAGCGGAGGAGGTTCCGCCACAAGCTAATATTCAGTCCGTGAGTGGGCTCCGGGCGTTACGTCGGGATCGCATCATGGCAGAGTCTGTTCGACTCCAGCGTGCTTACAGTTACGAGTTTGTTGGATGACATACCTGCCATCGGGCATTGACCCGAACACGAGGTGGACACTCGATCCAAATAGTGGACAGTTGCCACCATCCAGCACGGCAGCCCACACCCATCCGCCTGGCGACATCGTCGGAGATATGCCTGCGACTGGATTCGTGATGTTGTCTGCCAATGGGTCTCGGTGGCGTATCACTGTTAGCAATGCTGGGGCTCTCGTAGTGACGGCAGCCTGATGGGTGCCACCGGATTTACGAATAATATCACGACCGGCGGTAGTGGGTTTAGCTCGATTAGTGACCCGTTCTATAGCGGCACAGGCATCTCGACGGAAGTGCCTGGCATCTTCCCCATTGGGCTTGCCGGTCGTGGATACATGATCGACCTGAAGTCCAACCAGTATCGCCGTCAGAGCATCAAGATCCTGCGAGGTCAGGCTGACGTATCGAACCTGCCCGGTGAGGGTGCGCTCAATCCAGAGGACCTCTGGAGGCGCTCTCAAGAGTCGTGGCACGCAGGTGCCGGTCAAACCTACCTGGACCGCACGACGGGCGCCAGCCCGTACACGAGGCAGTACTCGGAGTCCTCTAGGTTCCGTACGTCGAAGGGGGTCGATCCATGGACGAAGTGGCAATTGAGCCTTCTGCCGGATACGACTCAGGTCCGAAGTTCTGCGAACACGAACTTGTATTTGGTGAATGCTGGTGCCCGGCTATACCTGACGGATGGACAGAGTACATACTACACGACGGATGTTACTGCTGGATCCGTGACGTGGACCGCAGTTACGGGTACACCGGCGCAGACAGCGCAGGGTATTGCTAGCGATGGGTACAATGTATGGATCAGCTACGCCGGGGCGAATGGTGTATACAGTACGAATACGGGAACAGGCGCTGCGGCAGCTTATGTGACTTCTGCCGCTTCTGGTCCGATTGGTTATGTCAAGGGCAGGTTGATGTTGGCGAATGCCAACAGCCTGTACAACATTACAGCGGGTGGCGCACTGCCTACTGCGCTGCTAACGCATCCGAACACCGCATTCACTTGGGTTGGCTTTGCTGAGGGGCAGGGACAAATCTATGCCGCAGGATTCGCAGGTGACAAGTCGCTCATCTATCGCACTTCAGTTAAGCCAGATGGCACAGCGCTTGACATTCCTGTCGTTGCAGGTGAGTTACCTGACGGAGAGATCATCCGAGGAATCCAGGGATACCTGGGATATATTGTTATCGGAACTGATCTTGGAGTCCGATTCGCTACAGTCGATGGTCAGGGCAATCTCGAGCTTGGACAGCTAATCTCAGCCAGTGTCTGTCGATGTTTTGAACCTCAAGATAGGTTCGTGTGGTTTGGATGGAAGAACTTCGACACCCTGAGTACGGGACTTGGGAGATTGGACCTGAGTTTGTTCACAGCCCCACGGACCCCAGCTTATGCCTCCGACCTCATGGTCACTGGGCAGGGGGATGTGCTTTCTGTGGCTACCGTATTTCATGGTGCTTCAGCCCTGAACAGACGCGTATTTTCCGTCTCTGGTCTTGGCGTCTACATTCAGAGCGACAACAAGGTGGCTTCTGGTACACTCGATAGCGGGCTAATCACCTATGGCATCCCCGACAAGAAGGTGGGGATGTACGCCGACATTCGGCTCACCCCTCTGCCTAGCAACACCTCGGTTGAGATCTTCTTGTCAGTGGATGGGGGGACGTTCGTTAGTCTCGGAGTCCATTCTACAGCTACCAGCGACGGCATCACCCTGCCTGCCAATCAGGTGCAGGGGCGTACATTTGAGTGGCGAATCAAGCTGACTGGGACAACGACCTTCGGTCCCACGGTGATTCGTATAACCTTGCGTTCGTATGCGGCTCCGAACCGTGGTCGCCAATGGATATTGCCACTCATCTTCCACGAGGAGCTTGTGCTGCCGGACGGGGCGCAGAGATCATTGGTACCAAGAGACGAGTTAAACCGCATGGACGCACTTATTGCTGATGGCGCCCTTGTGACATATCAGGAAGGTAGCGAGGCACATAGTGTCTTCGTAGAAGACTACGAGTTTGTGCCGTATAACCCCACTCGGGACGGGACGCACTGGAATGGCACCTGTGTTGTCTCTCTGAAGGAGGTGTCACAGTAGATGGCCCGTCGCGAATATAAGGGCGGTGCGGCCCAGCTTATCCTGAGTAGTGGGATCGCTAGCTCTGGTGTTACGTCGATCAGCACAACTGGGACCGCAACTGGTTGGCCTACTGGCACTGGCAAGTTTCTTGTCGTTATTGACAAGGGTACAGCGTCCGAAGAGAAACTCTATTGTGTCAGCCGTACTGGCAACACGTTGACGGTTGCGAGTGACGCTGACCGAGGTGCTGACGGTACCGCTGCCGTGTCCCATTCTTCGGGGGCAACGGTCAATCATGTCGGCGGCGCTATTGACCTGGACGAAGCGAACCAACATATCTTCGATACGGCGCAGGACCAGCATACCCAGTACCTGAATACCACTCGCCATGCTGCCGTAGCTCACACTGGCGCCATGATTCAAGACCTCGCCGTGGGCACAGCAGACCTGGCTGACAACGCTGTCACTTATGCCAAGATGGAAGTAGGGCAGCGCTGGGAGCCAGGCGACATGAAGATGACGTTCCGTACCACGGCCACGTCTGGCTGGCTGATGTGTGACGGAGCGCTAGTGAGCACAACAACCTACGCCGATCTCTTCGCTGCTATTGGGCACAGTGGCAACGGAGGCGTAGATCCTGGGGGCGGTAACTTCAAGTTACCCGACTTGCGCCAGCGTTTTGCAATGGGCAAGGCTGCATCAGGTACTGGTTCTACCCTTGGTGGTACGGGTGGCTCAAAGGATGCTGTCGTCGTCTCTCACAACCACACCCAGGACAGCCATAACCACACCCAGAATGGGCACAGTCACACGCAGGACAGCCATGGCCACACCGTCAGTGAGACCAATACCGGCAATCACCAGCACGGCATCTCCGGAGATATTGGCAGCCGCTATGCCATCTCTCATGCGGCAGCTACAAACGGTCTGGTCGGTAGCCCAGTAGAGAAGGCCACCTTCAGCGCTATGGATAGCGTTGGCGCTCACGCTCACAGCGTAGGCGTGAATGGTCAGACTGCTACGAACCAATCATTCACGGCGACGAACCAAGTGCAGACGGCTACGAATCAGGCGACGGGGGTCAGTGCTACCGACGCCAACCTTCCTGGCTACCAGGTGGTCAACTACATGATTAAGATCTGATGGCACCTAGATATCCTGGCGCCAGATGGGACGGCCTGCCCGGTGCAGGCTCGTTCCTTGGTGGACCTTTTCGAGGTGTGCTACACACGACTGAAGGCGCCACCTACGCTGGAGCTAGAGCTGCCTATCTCAAGAGTCGAGTGTCGCCCCACTTCACAATTGGTGTGGAGGGATGCTGGCAGCACGTAGACATCGACCGGTCCTCGTCCGCTCTGGTCAATATCATCGGTGGGGTTGAGACCAATCGGCTCTCAGCTATCCAGATTGAGGTCATCGGGTTCGCCGCAAACCCCGATTGGCCTGACAATCTTATCACCGCTGTCCGAGATTTGATGACCTGGATCGAAACCAATACCGGGATCGAGCCGTGGGCGCCACCTCTGTGGGGCGGTAATGATGCATACGGCCTACACACCCGATATCGCATGGCTCCGTCAGCGTGGCTCAACTTCGACGGCTGGTGTGGGCATCAACATGTGCCAGAAAACGAACACTGGGACCCAGGCCGCATTCCTATTGAGCGACTATTGGAAAGGTTGACCACTGTGGCAGACGACGCGCCCCCTGTCTACAAGGTCCAGGCGAAGCTCTTCGCCTTCGAGGCGACTCCTACCGGCAAGGGCTATTGGATCGTCACCGTCGATGGCGCCATCTACGCCTTTGGCGATGCCGTCTACCTTGGTCGGTTAGACGCGCCAACTTGAACCTCGCCTCCCAAGCCGCCTTTATTGCGTCCGTCATCGTCGTGGTGGCGGGCGTACTTGGCATCTCGTGGGCCAACGCCCGCAATTCGCAGAAGAGCCAGATTGACTCGCTCTATGAACGGGAGAACAAAGCACTTGGTCAGGCGCTACAGCGCCAGGAGCAAGAGAATGCACGCCTGCTAACTAAGTATGAGGAGATCGCTCAGGCCAATCTCGTTCTTCAAGAAACAGTCTCAGGCACTGAGGCGATACGAAGGCTTGCTACTGAGATCGCTGCCGAGGAGAAGAAACGCCAGGAAGAGCATGCCGTGATGCAAGTCCTGCTGAAAGATGTGATTGCTGAATTGCGCCAGAGCCGGGGGGCGTTGGGCCGGTGATCGAGGGTACCGGGGAGCGACGCCGAGCCAACGACGCAGGGCTTGATAACCTGCGGCGGGAGACCGACTACCGCTTCGAAGCTACTACCCAGCGCTTTATTGCCATCGAACGGGCCACAGAAGCTGCCCTGGCGGCGGCCAAGGAGGCCGTCATCAAAGCAGAACTGGCCCAGGAGAAACGATTCGACCAGGTGGCGGAGAAGATCGACAACCTGACCACCTACATGGACAAGCTGTCGGGGCGGGCCGCCGGTAATGCCATTACCTTTGGCTATATGATTGCCGCTGCTACTTTGGTTCTTTCCCTGGTCGTGTTTGTCGTCAACTATGGATTCGCTCGATGACTGATGACGACTTGTTTCCCAATGGCGTGGCTCGGGAGGCGAAGGAGGCGGTTCTTCGCATCAGTCATGTCTATGGCCGTCGGTCGGTAGCCATTGTGGCTATGGCCGCCTTTATCACGATCTTCTCATCATCTACGACATTGCTAGTCGGGCTCGGGAATCGGCATCTTCAGGAGCGCATTAGGGATTGCTCTGAACCTCAAGGGCAGTGCTACCAGCAAAACCAAAAGGCTACTGCTAAAGCCGTTCAGGCTATTCTTGACTATATCGATGACGTGATGACTCCGCATCGTTTACGCAATGAGGCAGAGAATAAGTGTCAGGTTGAACTATTCGCCCGACAGCCCACTGTGCTTAACAGCGGGGCACAGGCGGCATTGGAGGAATACGATGCCTGTGTGCGAGGGCGAAGCGGGGGAACTGAGCCCCCGCCAATTCCAGCAAATCCGCTGACCACCACTACCACCGGGGAGAAGCGATGAATAAGCATTACTTCCTCGATCTCCTGGAGAGAACAATAGCCACCTTCGTGGAGACGTACGTTGCGGCTGTGGTTGTTTTGCCAGGAGATATCTGGGCGGCAAAGAACTGGAAGATTGCCGTAGGGGGCGCACTGGCCTCTACGGTAAAGTCTATCTTTGCATCGAGGGTAGGAGACAAATCGAATGCTTCTCTCATTCCAGCGGCAGCGGCAGCAGGGGGCGCAGCCGGTGCGGCTGCTGGTGGTGAAATAGGGTCCGCTGTAGGTGGTACTCTTGGCGGGGTGGGTGACCTAATCGGTGGTATCGTACGGGAAAAGGAGAGTGAAGATGGCTAACGTTGCAGACTTCCTTGAGAAGCTTGGTGCTACTGCTCTTGAGGTGCCCGAGAATGTCACTCGTCTCATGGGCGAGGGCCTCCAACTGATGGGCGCCCAGCTTGAAAAGTTCGCAGAGCTACTCGATCAGTTGGAGGCTAAGCTGAATCAGTGAGGCTTAGGGTCACAGTGGAAGGGGAAAGGGATCAGGCAGTCAAACCCTGCTGGCGCCTGCCCTGACTTCTTATTGTCTCCCCGAGATGAACAGTCAGGACTAATGCACACCTGATTGTCGTGGATGTCGACCGGTGATCTATCGAAGGGGCCGGGAGAGAAGCTGCCTCGGCAGTTCTCAGCGTGGTAGCACCTTCGCTGGTCGTTATCGTTGCCATAGTCCCCTCCGTCGTCGTAGGCCCAGGCGACGGAGGGGAGGAAGCTGGCTATGGCAATCGCACTAATCAAGAGTTTCCGCATCGGGGCAACACCTTTCTGCGTCAAGCTGATAGAGGTAGCGAGTCTCACAGAGACTGCATTCCCAGAAGTCTAGTGGATCGATAGAGGTCACAAAGTTCCCGCACTCGAAGCATTCATAGCCGCTTCTCAGGATCGCCTCAGCCACCGACCCTCCGTTTCGCTTCGTCATACACGTCGAGAGCCAGGCATGCTGTACAGCTACAGATGTTCTGCCGATGTCCCGTTCGGCGACGGACCTCTATTGCCAACTCGTCGGCTATGCGCCGCCAGTCTGGTACATAGAGCTTCTTCTTGCGGAAGGCACCGAGGGCTGGGTGGTTCCTAGTCAGCATCGCACGCCGATCCGTCGTTTAGCTCGGCCGCCAGCTTGCGGGCGTGGTCCCGAACCTTCTGGGTGACCGGCCGATCGTTGTCGATCAGCGAGGCCGGATCGAAGTCCTCGACGAGGGTGCCGCATCGAGAGCATGACCACCGGCCACGCCCCAGATAGACCACGTCATCGAATGGGTGAGGGCAGTCAGCCACGGTCGTCTCCGTCGCGCTGTGCGGGTCGATGGCAGGGGCAGAGGCAGGGGGTCTGGCACGTCTTGCAGGTCATCCGGCAGTCGGCGTGGTTGAGGTGGATGCAGTAGGTCGACCAGTAGTGCGGGTAGTGGGTGACCCCGTTGACGGTGTAGCTCGATATCAGCGTGTGTGGGTCGTGCTGCATCACGCGTCTCCGTCGGAGTGTTCGGGTCGGGGACGCAGCCCAGCGGGCTCGCCCTTCGGCATGAACAGCTCCATCTCATGTCCGCATGGCTGGCAAATCATGATGCGACCGGTGTCGATGACCTCTCCGGCCTTGAAGTCCCGGACGTACTCGTCACAGGTCGGGCATCGAGCAGAGTAGGTATGCAGGTAGGCCGCAATCTGTTGGTCTGCATCGGGATACGACGTGAACCCGCACGCCGCAGCCAGTCGCTCCGTCTCCACTACGTCTTCGATGGAGAGGAACCCGGAGCCGTAGTCCATCGAACTGCCGAGGAGGTTGTAGACGAGCCGAACCGACTCGGTCACGTCCACCTCGGAGCCGTCAGGATGGCGGGCAATGACCCGCACTTCATCGGCGTTATGTGTCACGGTTCCCCTCCAGGTGTTTCAGGAGGTACTCGATGGCCCGTCGCAGGATTGTGATGTCCTCCTGAGCGAAGTGCAGCAGTCCATGATTGCAACGGCTGCACAGAAGGCCACGCACACGACCAGTAATGTGATCATGATCCACAGCAAGGGACCGTGTACGGGGGCGGCACAGGCAGATAGCACAGCGGCCACCTTGGTCGTCCAGTAGATTGTCATAGTCTAGTAGCGATATCCCATAGGTCCGACGGAGGTACAGGTCCCTAGCGTTTCTTTGTCTTTGCTTGTTTTCTGTACTTCCGCTTGTAATCCGCCCAGGCATCTCGGCATGCGTCACAGTGACACCCCCCACTGTACCTGGCCGTCGACGGACTCCCACAATTTGTGCCCTCCCTGTCCTGTATGTAGATGTACTTTTGACCGTCTACGATGACAGCGGTGATGTACGGCATTCGGAACAGAGAATGGCATTGGAGGGAAGTGCATTGAAGTTGAAACGATAGGGAACCCGTCGCCTGCAAAGTGCAACGCTAGGATTGCGGCGAAGGAAGTGAACCACGAAGTTATTTTGCTGTCGAAAGTTGATGTAGCCAGTCCTACTGAGGCCGAGAATCATCATCGTCGTCCTCTCTCATAATGAGCACGCCACACTTGATGCATTCACGCCAGCGTGCGTTACCACGTACGACATGCACGGTGCACTGCTCGCTATCGAACCTTAGTTGGACGATTCGGGCTTCTTTGTCTGGGATCCTCGTTCGGTCAGCCACTTCACCACCCATTCGTGCAGGACTTCAGGGAGATCGTTGGGGATAACGCCTTGCTTCAGCCCTCGCAGATGATCCATCAGGACTGTGAACTCGTCGGGCGTCATTTCCTTGACACTCTGGGTTCGCAGGTCAGTGATGTGCCGTACAAGCTCGTGCCGCAGGTCTTCGGGGAACTCCATCTCTCGACAGAGGATGACTGCTGGTCGGAAATCAAATGGAGCGGGGGACTGGGCTTCCCCAGAGGGAGCGGATGTAGTTCCCTGTGGTTCCCCCGCCCCAATCTCCCCCGGCAGGGGAGGACTTTCAGCGGACATTCGCACACGAGGCTCCTCGTAGTCATCCTGAGTGTCGATGACATCGAACGCTCGCCTCAGAGCATTCCGTTCTGCCCTGGTGATGGCTCGCTTCCGCTGATCTGGGACTTTGTTCTCGTTCTTAAAGCAGGTATCGGTGTAGACGAAGGGCCGAGACATGCTCTTACGGTAGATCTTAGCAGTCGCAGTGAATCGGTCCCCTTCTTCCGTGACCTCGACTTCAATACCATCAAGGTCACCGCTAACGTGAGCAACATGTAGGAGACCAGCATGACTGATATACACCTGATCACGAATGATATAGGCTTGCTTGAGAATGGGATCCAGCCCGTAGCGGTTGCATACAGCAACGAGCGCTTGAGTAAGAGGGGCACGAGGGTCTAGTCCTATCGCTTTGAGGACATTCAACTGTTGGTCTACTGGCACCATGCTCATGGCGTAACGCCGTTCTCTGAGGGATCGAGAAGCTGTCGAGCGGACAGTAGCCATCCTTCCGCCTCACGAATTTGGCCGTAGAGTTGACGGGCCTGGTGAACAGTAAAGGCTTCACCCGTTTTGATGCTCGTTACAAGCTGGCGAGCATGAGAGATCACGTCTGTGATGTCATCGTTGGCGCTCATCGTCTGACCTCCCCCATGATGACGTGAGGTGCAATGTCCTCTACGAAGCGGAACAACTCTCGGCAATGGAGGAAGGACCTGTATACTGGGTCAGTAATCACAACTGGTACGAACTTGTAGCCATTCGGTCGCAAGTGGAGGACGGCGCCGCAAGTGACTTCAGGCATCTTGTCCTCACTACCATCTTGTCGTCCGATAAACTCCCCATGAGCGTAGGCTGCTATCTGCATTGCAAACTCAGGGTAGACACCGGAGCCAGACTTCACGTCAATGACCCAGGTATTGGAGTCTAGCTCCACGAGCAAGTCCAGCGTGCCAGCGTAGTTGAATCGCCGGTTGAAGATTGTAACCTCAGACTCGAGGATCTTGGGCTTGAAAGCTTCCAGCCAGCGTGTGAAGTGTTCGACATGCTTCTCGGTTTCCAAGCCAGGAAGAGGCTCGACACCCATACAGTACGCCTCGACAGCTTGGTGAACCAGGGTGCCGAGGTCGGCTGCCTTGTCTCGTGACCGCCAGGGTGCTCCCTTCATAACGCCGATGGCCTCGTCCTTCTTGCCACTCTCAATCATGTTTTGGATGAACGGGAACTCGGCTACAACATACTCGGCGGTCATCTTGGCTGCCCATGATGGAAGTGCTGGCTTGGCTAAGGCACCCAAGATAGTTGTTACTGACCAGAATGTCTCATCGCCCCATGTGTACGTCCTGCCACTACGAGTTGGAACTGGTTCAAGGCTGGGCATGTGTCTCCTTTCGGGAAAAAGAAAATCCCCAGGGGATGCTTCGATGCTAGCCAGGACGCCTACCGGGAGTCTGACTGCTCATCCCCTGGGGAAGTTACTTACGACGACAGGCTCGACACCTACGATGCCCTCGGGGGGATATGTAGGTATTGGTTTCGTCGTAAGGATGACCTTTCGGACAATGCGTTTTTATCCGATTGTGTGCTGTTTGGTTAATGCCAATCAGGCCACGCCGCACGTTCACTACATGGGGCACAGCTTCTAGATGATCCGGGCGTACACACCCTGGGTTGCGACAAAGGTGGTCAATCTCAGTACCTTCGGGAATCGGTCCAAAGAATAGTTCATAGGAGACTCGATGGGCTAGCAACGTCTGCCCACCTTCCTTGATAGTGCTGTATCCGTCTCGGGTGTGATAGCCCTCCCTCTCCCAGCAGCCGTCTCCAAGCCAAATCCTGCGATACAGCCGCTGGGAAAGGGGAATGGGCCTAGTCATTTACTTGGGCTCGAAGCAGAATTCGATGGCTCCCTCGTGGCGGACAAAGCGGACAGTCTTGTTGTCCTTAATCGCCCGCTTCGTCAGAGCGGCCAACATGCCACGCTGCGAGGTGTAGTCCTCATTCTGCTTCACCATCCAAATATCCCCGTTTCCCCATTCCGCCCAAGGAAATCCCTGCGAGTTCTTCGCCTGGGGGGTGACCGGGTCAGCGGTGAACTGCGCGATCTTCTCTGCCATTCTTGCTCCTCTTGGTTTCGGGAGGCCCTGCCTCCACTGCTAAGCGCATCCTAATATAACGGATAACGCTTGGCAAGGTGTGAACCGGACGCCAGAACAGGAATCCTTAGGCGGGTGGACAAGCATTTACACCCCCCAGGAACGTCAGCGAATCCTGTGACTCTAGCAACGACGCAGGAGTCCCTTAACCTGTCCCTAAAGTCCTCAGGCTTAGCTCTGGCGCCCGGTTGAAAATCTATGTAAGCTGCATGTCAAGTTTCGGGCGGGGAAGAGGGGGAAGTGAGGGTCCTTCATTGAACGCCCTATCATATCATACCCCCAAATCCTTGTCAAATCCCTGACAGAATATTTTCTAGCTTAAGTTACCGTTCCGTAACATCTTACATCGCATGCAAAATCCTGAGCAGGACTTCCCCACCCGTTCTTTGACAACTAAATAGCTATCCCTGCCCCAGCCCTGAGACGCCCTTCTCGCTGGTGCCAAAGCCTCCGCCGCCCTCAAACTGAGCCTTCCGTTGGCTTGCTCGTCTCTGTAGCTCTTGTTCAGCAGCACCGCCAGGAGAGAGCAGCGTGCTCAGTTGCTCAGAGCGGGTGATGTTTCTGCCAGGAGCTTCCCCCGGAAGAGTGCCAAACAACTCGCCCTCTTGGGAAAGATCACTCAGGCCCTTGGCTGCCTGGTCCGCCGAGACTCCACCCCCGGCCAGCATCTCTGCCTCTTCACGGCTCAGCCCATAGTGTGTGCGTTGTCCCGCAGCACCGATCTGACTGGCCGCTACAGCCTTGTGGATTGCATCTTCTCCTGCCTTGGGGTCAAGGAAGAACGCGGCGAGATGTCCCTGGTCGATGCCATAGTAGTTAAGCAGCGTGTCCTTCACGTCTTGAGGGGCATTGTTTACGGCAGAGAAGCCTTGCAGGACTCTACTGTTTAGCTCGTCAGCGCTTACATCATTGCCGATAAGATCGGTAATAAGCTGGTTGCTCATGAACCCGGCCGGTAGGCCATAGTCTCGGGCCAGCGCCCTAGCCCTGCTCCTGTACGTGACAATTTCTGCTGGCGTCAGCGGATCATACCCATTCTGCTGGCGCATCTTGATCTCGGGGAAGGCTGCTTGAAACTGTGGCGATGCCTGGATGACCTGGGTAAAAGCAATCGGCGAGTAGTCATTCACAGCAGCGTCGGTGATCATCTGCTGGAACTGTGCCGGGTCCAAGCCCAGGCTCTGAAGGTACGCATTCATCTGGTCGAAGGCGCTTTTCTGAGCGGGAGTCATATCTGCCATTAGCCCACCTGCCCAAACGTCTTCGCCAGTGTGGCGGTAAGATTGCTCACAGTATCATGTGCGTTCTTCGTATACTGCCAGTCAGGCTGCTGCTTCAGGTATGCTGACCACTCTGGGCCAGTCATGATGGAACGCTCACCAGTCTTAGGGTCTAGCTTGCCAAACAGCGCCTGGTACTTAGGGTTTGTGAAGTCCACCTGGTCTGGCGGAATCTCGAGGATCTGGGCTGCCTGCTGAGCATAGGGATCAGTGAATTGTTTGACTGTGCGAGTGGGGTCCTGGTCAAGCCAGGCACCAAGGCCAGGGTACTGAGCCTTCGCCTGCGTTCGAGCATAGTCAGTGAAGTTGTCCATGCTGGCCGTGCCGCTGATCAGTTGCTGACCCCATTGCGTAAGAGCCTGGTCGCTCATCGGCAGGAGGTAGTCAGCAGCCTTGGCCTTCAATTGCTGAGCGATACCGGCTGTAGCTGACTGACCTGTGACAAACTGATAGTGACTGGCCACGGCGGAACGCGTTTGCGTTGGATCCCAGCCCATAGAGATGGCGCTAGTAGCAATCTCCTTGGCGGTAGCATCATCTAGTGTGAAGCCCAGACCTACGGCAAAGCCTTTAATTTGGTCGGCGCTTGCGGTTAGCTGAGTCTGCGCCTCGGTGGGCTTGGTAGCCTTGAGGATCTCCCATGCCTGCTGTGCATCATTGCGGGTCTTGGCCCAGTCGGTCGCCATCAACTGATGGTCGAACTCGTCTGGCGCTATCGACCCGTCAGCCACGCCATACAGGATCCTGTGAATGTCAGGGATGTCGAGCAGGCTGCCCATGTAGCCATAGCGCTGACGAATGAGGGCTTCGGCCTCTTCCGGGTTCATCGGCCGGGGCAGGGTGGACGTGTCGCCCAGCAGCCCGCCAGCACCCCCTACACGGCCCGCTGCGCCACCCTTCGTCGCCGCCGACCCTGGTGGTGCCGGGGTGAGTCCGGGCGTCCCTCCGGGCGGCGGAGGGGTTCTGATGTCACCTGGGAGGGGAGCCGGGATGCCGGGGGCGGGACCACCCGCACCGGCTCGGACATCACCCTTGCCAATATAGGTAGCTTGCTGAGAGGTAGCATACTGCCGGAAGGTGGTATCAGACATCGAACTGATCGTGCCTGATGCCCTACCAGTCATTTGACTAGCGTGGCGCACTTCCTCGGTAGCATTGATCCAGGCGTCAGGTGTATTACCTTTAGCCTTGGCCTTCTGGGTAATGGCGTTCATGTCCAGACCCAGAGCCTGCGCCAATCCCTGGACCCGCTTCACCGGATCGTGCTCAGTACGAGCTACCTCATCGAAGGAGATCGCTCGGACGATATCGTCCTGGGAGACGCCAGCCCGGAGTGCCCGAGTAATTGCGTCTCCGAGGAAGCGACGATTGGGGTTGCGGTCAGAGAAACTTGCAACCTTAGTGGGGTCAATGCCTAAGGCTAACAGGCCATTAAGAAGACGTACTTCATCCTCATCACTCTTGACACCCCGCCCAGCGTTAGCAAACCCGAGCCGTTTATAGAGAAGTTGTTGTGCAGTCTTACTACCGTAGTTAGCCACTACGAGCCCCCAAGGTTCACAGGCTTGACGTTACCGACCATTCCCATTAGCCGGTCGAAGGCAGTGAGCATCCGTTGGGCGCCAACCTCGGGGCCACTTGTATTCTGAAGGAAGGATTCGGCTGCCGCCGATGGGCTGCCAGCTTCTCCTCTTTGCTCAGCCCCCTGGTACTGCGAAATGAACTTGTCCATCTGATCCTTAGACATCTCTCGGCCAATCAGTTCACGAGCGATGGCGTTGCCGAAATGGTAGAGGTCTACTTTGGCAGTGGGTGCTTTCCCCGCACCGGCTGCCTTGCCAGTAAGGGCACCGACACCACCAGCCTTAGTGGTTCTATCGATGGCGTCCTTTAGCACCTCTTGGATCGACTTGCCACTCTTGGCTGAGGTCATGACAACGTTGTTCCAGGCTCGGTTGATGTCATCACCATCTTGGATGATGCCAGCCGTGTAGCCCTGCTTGTAAGTGGTGTCCGAGTACCATCCACCGTCCCACATCTGCTTCTGGAGAGAAGACAGTTCCTCTGGTGAGGTTTGGAAGACATGCAGCATGGCCTTGTCCATGGAGACGAGATCAGGCTCGTCGTACTCCCCGAGAGTCACTGAACGCTCACCTGCTGGCGCCGTACCTCCTGGTACCATCTTCCTTCCGATCTCAATAGGGATCGAGGAGAGAATGGGAGACACTCCGGCCAGTGCGGGTCCTACGCTGCTGCCGGGGAAGGCGCCAGTGTTGGCGGCAGTCGGATCACTTACATCATCAAAGAAACTCACGGCGTCCTCCCTGCCAATTGCTCAGGCGTCAGTGATCCAAGCAGCTCTTCCAGTTCTGGCGTCAGTTCACTTGCCGTCGCTGCCTGTGTAGCAGACTGTACCGTTGCACCCTTGAAGATCTTTTGAATAAGCGGAGTCAACTCAGGCCGACGTTGCATCAGTCCATCCAGGTTATCGTCCCATTGCTGTTCCGCTATGGCTCGAGCCTGCTTGGCGAATGTGTCTGTGCGTCCCGGCAGCGAGGCTTCTACGAACCTATCGTAGCCACGCAGCAGCAACTGGATGCCCTGGAACTGGGGCGACTGAGGGACACTAGGATCTGCAACCATACGCCGGAAGTCAGCAATCGTGTTGTCCCGCATGATCCTGCGCTCAGGTGACTGGTAGTCCTCGAACCAGACGGGGTTCTGTGCACCGAAGGCTTGCTTCAGCCCTGTCCACTTCGCCTTGATCGCCTTCTCCTTGGCGGGGTCGCCCTTGGCCTTCGTCATAGCCTGATCAAACTGTGCCTTCATGGCGTAGTACTGGTTGTTGCTCGATGCAATCTGGATGTCCTTGAAGAACTGCTCGGGAGCCTTGCGCTGGCGTAGACTAAGGGCTAGCTGTTCGTTGTAGACCCCCTGGTCGAACGTGTCCTTAGCCTGAGGGATCAGCCACGCTCCGCCGTAGGCGTAGTTCTTCACGGTGTCGAGGTTCTGATGTAGCCATTCGCCCACCTCGGAGGAGGCAGACAGCGGAGCCTTGACGTTCGCCTCAGAGGTGAAGACGGTGTACGGCGTAGCATCCGGATGCCGAGTCAGGAACTCCTGCATCCCTTGAGCAAGGCCCTTCTCTTTGATGAGCTTACGCACTTCATCACGGAACTGGCTCTTCCCCACTTCAGCCGATGTGGCAGTGGGGTTAATGCTGGCAAGGATGGCCCGCACGCCCATGACCACACGAGTCTGGTTCTTCACCCTGTTCACAAAGTCTTGCTGGTCAATGACCGAGGAGCTTTCGTCAGGAATGATCCTCTTCGCCGGGCGCCCTTCCTTAGCCGCCTTGGTTTCTTCCTCTTGCTGCTGGCGAGCCAGATCCTGGATCACATACAACTGGGCGTTCATGAAGGCACGGTTATGGTCGCCGGTGAATGTGTGGTACATCCCCCGGAGCGTGGCGTTCGGAATGAGCATGTCCATGACCGACTGCTGCATGCCTGCGGAGCCAATGATCTTCTCGCCCAAGGGGGTTAGCTCGGGGAACATGCCAGTGGCAGCCTTCACGCCCAGAGCGGCCAGTGGACCGACAGGCAATTGCTCTTCGCCGAGGCTGGTCAGCGGAAACACTGGACCAAGGGACTGAACGGTGCCAGTAAAGGCGATGGGCACGGCGCCAGCCATGGGGATGTGGAACTTGTTCAGCACGCCGATGGCGGCCTGAGCCAAGAAGCCCTCACCGGGGAAGACCATGTTGGCTGAGCCATCCTCACCCTTCTGCGGGTTACCCACATCGAGGAGCATGGAGGATGCCAACTGGAACCGACGGAACGCACCAGGGTCATCGGCTAGTAGTTGCCCAGTGCGGCGGAACGCCTGAGTCTCGGCGAAGAAGAAGGGCATCCAGTTGCGAGTGCTCTCAGACATGTAGGTCCGCTCGTTCAGGTTGTGAACAAGCTTGCTCATATTGAACGAGGCCCGTTGCTGGGCAATCATCCTGGCTTCCCAATCCTGCATGAAACCATTCTCGACAGCCGTCTTTAGCCCGCCGTTGTACTCGTGCCATACCAGGTTGTGGTACATCGGCTCACGAGCCATGTAATTAATCATCGGACTGAAGATCTTGGTGTGCCCCCAGTTGGCAACCTTGGCTATCGTTCCCTGCTTGATCGGCAGGGTGTGCGCTGGGCCTACCAGCGTGTCGGGCCTGTGTGCGGGGTCGACAGCCGCCAGCCGATCCAGGTCGGGCACTCTGCCGTTAGCGATGTCGTGGATCACATCCATGTGCAGCGCATCGGCAATGGGAGCGTCTATCATGCCAGGCTTGGTGGCATCAGCCAGCGCCGTCCTGACAATGACCTTGGCCCAGGCGCCGTGCGGGTCCTGCCCTGGCACGTTGGAGCGGAAGTGCCGAGGGTTGTTCTCCAGCAATGCCTCGGGTGCAGTGTCCAGCCAGTCCCTCGCCGCTCTCTCCGCTGCCTTAATAGCAGTGTCAAGAGGGATGTCAGCAGCGATGTTCGCTGACCGTCGAGCCATCTCAGTAGCATGGGACTTGGCAGTGAAGTCTTGGACTGCTTGCTGCGCTTCCTTCAGTGTCCTGTGGGTGCTACCGACTTCAGCTTCACCAGGGTAGGTAACGTTCCACTGCTTGCCTTCCTTGACGATCTTACCTTGGCCGATGACGCCACCCTGCTCAGGGTACGACTCGAAGCCATACTGTCCTGACTTGGCACGCCCGAACTTGATGGGCCTATGCTCCTCTACTGGGGTCTGTGCTTCCAGCACTGGAGCCTTGACGGTCTCTACCGGACGACCGATAGTAGCCTCAGGACTGGGCGGGGCAGGGCGCCCCATGGCAGCAGCCTTGGCTTCTTCGAGGGACCCATAGACCTCAGCCTTGGGTGCCTCAGCAGCAGCAGGAGCAGCGGGAGCGACCTCTCGTTCAGCCTTAGCAATGTAACGATGAATAAACTCCTGGCCTTCTTCGGAGCCAGGGTCCACCTTTTCCTGACGCAACTTTGCAGTAGCTTCACGAATCGCTCGGCCTCTGACCGTTTCGCCTTGGAACACGTCGAGGTTTTTTGATGGGCCGTATTCATGGACGCTGCCATCCTCGGCAGTAATACGAATGAACCGACCTGCTTTCTCGACCTTCTTGACGACGTAGGTGTCCGTCGCAACGCCAGTTTCGTAGGGTGTGGCGAACTTGTCACCCGCCTTGACGTCTCTGGCCGCGATCTTGCGTGGCTCGGGGTTGCGGCCGACGATCTCTGGGGCCTCGGTGGGGAGTGCGGCCACCTCACCGAACCCCTTGCCGTGCAGCGCCCGTTCGAACTTAGCGATGTTGTCGTCCAGGTTCTCAAGCTTCCCTGCCATCTCGGAGCGCACTTCATCGTTCGCCGTGCTTTCCCAGACGCTGTGAGCCTGGCGTTGCTGTTCGAGCATGTCGTCTAGCTCAGCCTGGAGTTCTTCCCGAGTCCTCCGCACCTTGGCGCCGAAGAGCGGGTGCGCCATCTCGTCATCGGCTATCGGTGTAAGATTCTCATTCCTAATGCTGTGCTGCCGCCCCGTCTCGGGGTCAATGATCTGTGCCCGGTCTCCGCTTTCATACAGCACATGCACTGGCCTATCGCCTTGGAGCATGTGGGTGGGCTTGATCCCCTTTTGCAGTTCCTCCTCGATCCTCATACGATTGCCCGGAGTGTTCTCCAGCTTGCGCTTCTTAATCAGATCATCAATCTGAGCCTTGGTTGGGTAGGGCGACTCTTCAGCTGTAATGCCGTGCGACTCATCAACGATCTGCTTGGCCCTGGCGTCCGCAGCAGCCGCTTCCTCCATCATAGGAGAGGGCGCTTCAGGCATGCCGGGGCGCTGCACATGCCACTGACTAGCCTCGCCACGAGGACGGACACGCTTGATAACGATCTTGCCCTCGGGTGCGTCGTACTCGTAGTGCCCGGACTTGACCCGGACGACCTCGGGGCCTGTCGGCTTGGGCACGGGCACAGCACCAGCGGCAGCAGCCTGTGTCTGTTCAGCATGCTGGAGCGAGCGACGGATATCCCTGATCGTTGTCGGAGCAGGAGGGTCTACTCCTACCGCAGTAGCGATACGCTCCCAGTCCTCAGCCTTATACTTGTTGGCTTCCTTCCAGGGGATGCCGTCCGCCTGGAGCTTCTGCGCCAGCGCAGCAGCATCGGGGTGGACATCTTCGAGCGGAGGAACGGTAACGGGAGCGGCAGTTTTCCAGGCTTCCGGCAATGCTGCTTCCGGTGTAGCTGTGGGCGGTATGGCAGTCCCGACCCTCTCAGAGATTCCTTGTACGCCTGTAACTTCGGATGGCATCGGTGTAAGAGCATCGACGAGGCCTCGCATGGCCGCCCTGGTCGGTCCATCCTTGGCGTGACGGTCCAGGTTGTGTTGCCACTGGTATATCTCATTGAGGTCCCGGCCCTCGAAGTCGCCCAAGGGCCTGCCGTCAATCTGTGACGGGGGCTGCTGACGATGGAGCATGTCCAACGCCTTATTGAATACCAGATCATCCGCATCGCCTGATGTGACGCTATGGCCTGCGGTAACGGCGGGGTTCATGATGTGTCCGCCATTGTCCATCAGGATCTTGGTGGAAAAGTCCAGGCGCTCAGCAGCCTCTCGTCCAATTGGCGAGTCGAGGCCCTGCTCGATCACCTTCACAATGTGAGGGCGGGCGGCCTTACTGACCGCCGCAACGACGCTAGGGGCCTCGCTGCTCGCTAGAAGGCCCCCAGCCTCCTCCTTGGCGGCGGTGAGGGCAATCCGGCTCTTGATGAGGTTCCAAGTCTCGCCCCGCATAGCCTGAGGGATAATCTCACCCGACGCAACACGCAGAGGGAAGCCCAGCGTGGCGAGGGCCATAGGCTTGAAGACGGTGCTGGTGTAGTGGTCGTACCAAAACTCGCTCACCCGGCCGGTGTACTTCTTTAAGCCACCGAGGCCCATGAGTTCGTGGCGAACCTTCTGATAATCAGGGAACGCCCTACGACCGACATCGCCATGAGGAGCGACGGTGCCGTCTTCGAGCACATCGCCCACATGAACGGGTACATTGTCGATGCTGCCATCGCCGGTGGGGAAACCTGAGGCATTGCGCCCGGTGGCGTCTCTGGCAAAGGGCTCGCCGCCGCCGCGGGTGCCAGTGACCTCTTCAAGCTTGTGGAAGAGCTTCTGCCGGATGAGGTTCTGATCGGCGTCGGTGATATTGACGACAGCGCCCTCTTTATCAACCAGGGTCTTGATGCCGAGATTGTCAAACATCTTGACCCAGGCGCCGTTCATGATCTCATCTCGGGCCTGAGGTGTACCAGCCCGGTAGAGTTCGGTTACAACGTCGGCGGCATCCTGGGGCTTCATGCCCATGAGCAGGGAGCGGTAGATGCCCTCCGAGGCGTAGTTCAAGCCCTTCTCGTCCAGGGAGAAGCCCTTGGAGGAGAAGTTCATCGTCTCGGGCGTGAACACGTTCTGGATACGGGCCATACGGGCTACAGCCCGGTTCATGGCATTACCAGTTGGATCCGCCATACCTTCATACAGCGCAGCGAAGGGGATGCGTGTGAATGAGCGGGTAGGGAGTCGTCCCGAGATGATTTCGTTCGTGTTGGCTGCACCTCGGAAGACATCCATGACCTCGCCGGGAGTCTCGGCTTTGGCGAGTCTCGGAATCAGCGGTCCCAGATTCTCGCCGTACCGTCTGGCAAGGTCACCCTCGTTACTGATGCTGGCGATGTCCTTCACTGCCCGAGCGAAGCGGGGATACTGGGTGTAGGCATTCTCGATGTTGCGAACGCCGAGGCCGCCCCAGACCTTACTCAGGCCGACGGGGACCTCTTCGGTCCAGGCAGGTCCGTGCTCACCAGCGGCCACCGCTGCCCGCTCAACGGCCCTGTAGCCGCCCGCACCTTCGATGCCGAGGGCTCCACCCCGCAGGCGACCAGCGACCGCCAGGGGATCGGCAGCGAGGTCTGCGATGGCGTCCATGGCCCCGGAGAGCCAACCTTCACCGCTGTCCGTTACCTGACTGCCGAGGCCGGGAACATGGTTGAACGCTTTGCCGATATCCCGACCAATGGACACATGCCTACCCGATCTGTCGAGGTACGCCTCGCCGTCGGTGGTTCGTTTCCAGGAGTCAGGGTGCAGCAGGCGAGCCTCCAGGCCCGTTGCAGCCTCCGCTGCGAGTGTGGTTACAGGTGAGGCCAAGCCCAAGGTCAGGACATCCGTTGCTGCCGCTACACCCATAATGCCCGCTGCTGGAATCAATTCAAGCAGGGCATCAATAGGTCCGTGCCTGTCCCATACATCATGGAAGTAGCGATATTGGTGCTGGACTTCCCTGAGAGGAGCACCGGCAACGTGGAGGAGTCCCCCGACCGCCTCTCCCACCGGGTGCGTCACTTCGCTCGCAGCGTGCCCAAAGAAGCCCAGCACCTTAGCGAAGTTGGAGCTACCTCCAACCTTCGCCGTATGTTCCTCGACGACGCTGTTCAGTGCCTGGAGCTTGTTCCCCATGGCGAGCGCCTGCCCGAACTGCTGCGTATTCCCAGTCATCATAGAGAGGGGCAGGGCTACCCCTGGCGCATTGTTCATCTCCGGGGTAGTATTGAGCAGTCTGTCGAGGGCCTCGCTTTGTGCGCTCACATCCTGCCGCTCTTCACAAGCGCAGCGAGTTGCTGAATAGCCGGTGATGCGAACGGCTGGCGTGACAACTGGTCAAGCAGTTGACCGAGGTTGTTCGGGGGCATCCCCATCACCTCCGGTCCACCTCCCGCCCCGATGGGCAGCCCATGCGTGACCGGCTCCCCTGGCCGCTCTGAAGGCCGATTGAAGGCGGGCAGGTTGACGGGACCGGCCGCCGCCCCAGGGGCGCCAGGCGCGCCTACAGGGGTCGCTGGAGCGCCCACTGGGGCAGGCTGACCGGGGTTCCCCGCCGCGGGTGGCAAAACCCGCTGCGAGGTCTCCAACGCTTGACGCTGGCCATACTGTGCGCCCTTCGGCACAATGGTCGGGACCTTGGGGGAATTAAGGTCAGCCCTGTTGCCGTATGCCTGGCCCGGCTTTCCCTGACGTGCGCCTCCGCGTGGCATTAGCGCCTCCCGATAATAAAGAGAAACAGCGCAATGATGGCGAGAATGCCGACGATCAGCCAGATTGTGTCTGAGGTGTCCTGCACGACGGCCAACATCAGAAGCCCTTTTGCGACTTGCCAGTCTGCTTGGCCCGGACGGAACCCATGCGCTGCTGGTAGTTCTCAACTACCTGCGTTTTCGTGCTTGTGGACGAGCGCTGTGGCCGGGTATAGGGAACACGAGTGGTGGTCGTCGTGGTGCCAGTCGACGTAGTCTTCTTGGACTTAGCCATGATTCTCCTATCCCGCTGCCATCGTGGCACGAGTCTGCTGGATTGCCGGGGCACCTCGTAGCTGAGCAAGCAGCGCGGGCAGGGTAGCTAGTCCTGGTGGGCCTCCTGCTCCTTCTGGTGGCGCCTGTCCAGCCTCTGCTCCCTGTCCAGGCAGCGCAAGACCCGGCTGTCCTTCTGGGGCGCCTGCCGGAACTTGCTGTGCCTGTCGCTCTTGAGCATCCTGCTGCGCTTGGATAACGGCATCGACCAAATCCTTCTTGTTCGTGGCTACCAGTTGCATGATGTTGGCCAGGTCAGGCAGAGGTAGGGCACCCGTCGTAGCCTGCTGCTGAATGCTGGCGAGGATGCTCTGCTCGATAGCCTCTTTGATGATCTGGTCGTGCTCAAACTCCGGGTCGTCAATCATTGGATCTATCTGCATTGCCGTGAACCTCGAGATTTGCCCAGTGCCAAGCTTCTGGCCGAGGGCCACCGTAAGCTGGTTACTGTCGGCGCCAGCGTGTGCAAATGTCACGAAGTTCACATCGCTGGTAAAGGTCTCGGAGGGTGTGTACTGCACCAGCCCCTTGGCGCCCTTCACGTTGACATAGAAGCTCTTGGGGTGATCGAAATACTCGCGGTCTATGGCAATGGCGATCTTGTTCTCTTGTGCTAGGGATTCTTGGAAGATTTCCTGTGCTTCCTGTACAGGAAAGTCGATAACAGCAGAGAGAACGCTGTCACCGCGCCTGCCAGTACGGATGTTGCTAGTGCTTTCGCCACCAATTTCAGCGGGCATCCCTCCTGTCAGGCGCTGCGCTCGTTCGAGCCTGTCGATGGCAACGTTGGTCATCTGTGGCGTCTGCGTCGACATATCCTTAACATCGCCGCCCTTGACAATATTGACCTTGCCAGTACGCCCGTCATAGGGGCCATCGACAAAGGCTGCCACCTCGTTTGGACGAGATATAAGGTACGTGTCGGGGAAGATGTTCCTCTCAACGCTGATCACCTCTAGTGCCATCAGCCGCGCTTGCCACTTGTACATGCCAATAGCGTTCTGGAACTGTCCTTGCGCAGAGTCAAGACAGATGCGTTCAGGAATGACGACGGGACATATGCCAATTCTGTTAGGCATGCGCCAGATCTCTACGTCAGGAGTACGGCCACCGCTACCGGTATCCCAGGTCGCCCTGCTCGGGCCAGCGACACCGAGAACCCACACGTCATCGTCAACATATTCGAGCATCTCGTACATGTCGTCAGGCTTCGGGTTCCGCCCAGTGTGCAGCCTGCTGGTGGCTTCTGGATAGTTCTGTTGCAGCCAGGCCAAACTGCGTCTCTGAACAAAGATGCAGTCCTTCGGCTGGAGGTTGTCTCCTCCAATGGGCGGGAACGTGTGAAGCGGGTCTCTGGCGTTCCAGCGTGGCATGTCAATATCAGGGTCAGGGCGCAGCATGACCGGTGCCACCCCATAACCAACGAGCCAGCGCGCCCGCTTCCTCATGACGAGCGTCATCTTGTTCTGCGTCCACCAGCCCACTGTGGCCTTGCGCTTCAGCCTGCTATTCTGCTCGTCCCTTTTCTTGCCAGGCGTGTCAGGTG